GTAATTTATAAGAATAAAACATTTGCCCCTCCCTACCCCTACTACTACACCTATACCTACCCTAGCACTAGGTAGGTAGCTAGCCCTCTACCTATGGTAAACCCTTACATCTATGCTAGTCTTTAGCCCTTGATGTTTGTTATAACAAGTGTTCTAACATAGTCACTTCCCTCCGTTATAACAAATGTTCTAACGAACCTACCTTACCGATCAACAACTTAGCTCTCCCCTCATCTACATCACCTAGCATCTCACTGATACCTCTAGCAACAGCTAGATACCGTTTGTAGCCCTTCTACGGTACCTACGTGTCTCTATCTTCTACATCAAGCTACTACCCCAGCTATGTACTCGTTTGATGCGTCCTAGGTCCTCTATCTCAGTGTGTGTCTTGTTGTATGTGTTCAGTTCTCACGATGTTGTTATACCACTGTGTGTTAATCGCTCCTTAGCTGTCGGTTCGATGGACTGCTGTTGAACGCGCCCCCCAGCTTCTTGTTCGGGTGGGCACCGTGCCTTCCGCAGTCTTCGACTGCTCCTTGGCACTTTGCAGGTACTGCGCCAGCCGTCGCTGCGCTCCTTTGTGGCACAGATCGCTACGCTTACCTGCATTGCCCATCCCCCTCCTTCGTCGGGGGCAGACCCTCACGCCCAGCTCTTGTGAGGGGGGCGGTTCCCCCTCAGTCATCAACCAACAAGGAGCAACACCATGGCACAACAACAAAACTTCGACTTCAACGCCTTCAACCAACTCACTGAGCGAGTCCCTGCCGGACTCCAGATCTTCCTCGCACAGCAGTTGCTGTCGAACGCAGCTTGGACGATGCAGAAGTTCGACAATCCTCGCGGTGACACCGTCATGGGCATCCTCACCGATGTCAAGACTCTCCGAGGCGCTATGAAGGCTGACGCAGCAGCGCGAGTCACGTCTGCGCCGTTCTGACTCACCTCACAAGGTAGTGGTTTATCCCACTACCTTTTTTTTTCATCATCTTCACAATGTGGAGCACTACCACCATGTTCAAAGACAAACACAAAAACATCACAAACTATATGCAACAACCCAATAAAACTAGAGACTATGAAAGTATATTGGACTGTATTGGAGCTGTCATCTTGGCAGCTGGCATAGCTTTACCTTTCTTGATTTACTTTGCTATTTATCTTCCGTATTAACTAGAGATCAACAATGGAATACCACGCTATTGTTCTTAATAACATAGCTGTGGTCCGTCAAGCGGATCATGGCATCAATGACACTGAGTGGGAGATGGGTTGTAGGTATGTTCTAGACACACACAGTTCTAGACTAGTTCTCTTTGACAAACTATTTCAAATAGGACATGCCGTTGTTAGTGAAGACTATTGGAGAGAACTAATAAACAATCCAGAAGACATCACTAACGATAAGTTTATATTTACTACTAAGTATGACAAGTGGGATGTACAACAAACTATCTATTGATCGCTCCTCCCATGCAGCCCAAGATGCCGCAAAAGCGGCGGCATATGGGCAGCTAGGTCGTCGCTTGTGATTTATGAGCGGGCTTGCTCCCGGCCCTTTAAGGCGGGGGCCGTGAGGCTACGCCCTTCATTGTTATCAACTAACTGGAGAATGTTTATGTCTAAAATCTTCGTACTTGATCTTGTAGATGAGATGCAATGGGAAGATATTATAGAAATGGAAACACTAGAAGAAGTTGGCCTTGAAGAAGAGAATGAGACTGACAACTCATTTAAACATGGCATCTTGTCATACTTAAATTGGTTTTACGATGGAGAGTCATCAGAATACAACGAGTAACTAGCGAACACTTTAATAACCCATTAACAAGTGGGTTATTGAGGCAATGTTGCCTAAGTTAGGAAATTTAATCATGAAGAAGACCGTCACCACTGCCGCCCGTGAAACCATCGTGCTAAAAAAATTCAGCGATGTTATGGATCAATACATGATCCGAGTCGAGGAGGCCAACAAGGCCGATAAGGACTACTGCTGGTGCCATGATGTGTGGCGGTATGGCGACGAGATAGAGGCCGACTACAAGGCCATAGACGCGGCGATGGCGAAAGCCAACCGCCTGGAAGAGATGCAGGACGTAGCCATCGAAAACGGTCGCACCGAGTACGCAACGTACTTGAATGAAATGCTTGACGTTCTTGTGTTTGAGATTCATGCCATCGCTGGCAACCCCGGCCCGATAAACTGTTGCGTTTATTTTTTGGAATAAACAAATTCAGTTCAAGCATCCTATGGGGTGCTTTGTACTGCGTTTTTGCAGTGTATGTTTGGAGATATTAAATGGAATTAGATAGTACTAGTGATGTTTCTACGCTGTATACCGCAGCAACAGAGAGTTTGGTCAGTGATCAAGCTGGCAACAGTACATTTGAGAAGATGCTCCGTGTGGCTTACACACATGCTGAACTCTCAACGTTCATCAAAGAGGTCAAAGAAACGGAACTCAAGATCCGTAAGGACTTTGAGATCACATCAATGCCTGGACCGTGGCGATCAGCTAAGAGTGTGGTCTTCAGTGCTATGAGGTTGAGCATCAGCTTGATTGACAGCAATGGTCAGTGTCATGGCAAAACGTTCTTGCAAAACAAGATCAAGGAGATGAAGTCAGAAGACAAACCAGAGGTCACCTTAGAAGAGTACGTCACCAAGGTCATAAATAGCCTCATACAGACGCCAAAACACCTTGATGGTGAGACGGTGTACACCCGAGTGAAAGAATTCATTGAAGGGCGTTAATTTCTATGTTAACCAAGGGCATCGAAGTTCAAAAATACGTTAGGGCCAGTGCAGGTAGGGCTGGTCTTAGTGTAGTTTTTGAGGAAAGTAATCAACCCCGGCATAACGGAAGAACAATCTTCTTGCCTAGGATTACATCTCATACAACAAATCAACAGTTGAAAGAACTGATGTGTTCTACCGATCATGAGGTTGCTCATGATAGGTTCTCTAGCTTTGACCTGCTACATGAGATCAAGGTTGACCCCAATAGTAGCCTTATGTTTGTGTGGAACTTCTTGGAGGACTCAAGAGTAAACGTAATTGAAGCCAAAGAATACAAAGGCTTCAGAGAAAACTGGGATGAGAGCAACTCTTTGTTAGTACAACGAGTTCTTGATAGAACTGCAACTGAAAAAACCTCCATATCAAAGTTAGTGTCTGCTTTGATTTGTTGGGACGGTGCTGTCTGTCAAGAGTATTTCCCATTGATTCAGCTTGTTACTAGTAGCTTTGAACAAGATAAAAAGGTCACGGATGTTCTTCATAGTTATTCTGATCGTCTTGTACATTGTCATCAAATTCTAGACAAGAGACTGGGTACTAAATCTACCTATGATCTAGCTCTAGAGATACTACAAGAGCTTGGTGTGTCTTGTAAGGAAGAACTTAAGGACGATGGTCCTAAAAAGAAAGAGAAAAGCAAAGATGCTAAAGAAGGTTCTTCGTCGGAAACTAAGGAACATTCCGAACCTGAGCTTCCAGGATCTCCTAAAGACAAAGGTGATTCAGAGAGTGAGAGTGAAAAAACCAAAGAAGAAGATTACAAGATCATAGAGGTGGTGTTAACCAAAGAAGACTTGGAAAAGTTCTCTTTGACAATGCCTGAACATGGTTCCACCATGTCTAAGGTTGGAGTTAACTTCACTCCAGTTGATCTTATAAGTGGTACTTGGGATCTAACTGACTATGAAAAGTTTGTAGTAGTCAACTATCCCAAACAATTAGGTGACACCAAATACTTTCATTTAGGAGCAGCAGACACTACAGAATTTATAAAGGATTACACAAAAAGAGTTGCTGACAAACTAGTAGCTCAAGAGAACTTTGCACAACAAGTTCGTAAGCTTATTCAGGTACGAGCTAGGGTTCAAACACAGTATGGACAAAAGAAAGGCAAACTAGATCAATCTAGATTGTCAAGAATTTGTTTTAATGCACCAGGATTTAACGAAAGGATATTCAAAAACAAAATTGACAACAAACTTCTAGACGCTGCTATAACTGTATTGGTAGATATGTCAGGTAGTATGGGTGGTGACAAAGTATATTATGCTTTGGCCTCAACAATACTGCTCAATGAGGTTTGTTCTACACTCAACATACCTCTAGAGATAATAGGTTTCACTGATGGTTATAGCAAAGGTGAAATAGTACCCATAATGTTTGTGTACAAAGCATTTAGTGATCTCAGAGTTAGTAGCTCTGATTTAATTAACTACTTTGCACAATCATCTCTTCATATGGCGGGTAACCCAGATGGTGAGAATATCGTTTGGACACATGATCGCCTAATTAAACGTAAAGAAAGAAAAAAACTATTGATAGTAATGAGTGATGGTAGTCCTGCTGCAAGCAAATCATCCAGTGGATTAGAACGTTTTACTATGAAGGTTATTAAAGAAATAGAAAAAACTAAGGTAGTAAGTATTTATGGTTTGGGACTGTGTAGTTCTTCAGTAGAAGAATACTACGTTGCTAATAGCGTAGTTAACAATCCAGAAACAATCCCAACCAATCTGTTAACCTTGATAGAAAAGAAGATTATCAATGTCTAGTACTAGCGGTAAAGTTGAAGACCTCGTTAAGAAAGCTCTTAAAGAGGCTATGGATAAACGCAAGATGGTCGGTCGTGAACCAGACCCAGATACTTATGCTGTTGATCCTAGCAGCTACATTAAAGATCTATTTACTGAGCCTGTTGTTGTTGATACATCTAAGAAACCTAGGATAGGTGACAAACAACAATATCTGTCAACTGTTATTGACAGAGAAATGAACGACTATGATGACTTTGGTGTCACAGTCTTTGACGATTACATCTGGGATGAGCGGATAGCTTCTTTCATTCCTACAGTTGATCATGAATACATTCTCGACATAGACCTAGCTACTGATGTCTTGAGAGCTTGGGAACTTGGTGAGAAGGTGCTTTGTTACGGTCCTACTGGAGCAGGTAAGTCCAGCATGATTGAACAGCTTTGTGCTCGCACCAACCGTCCTTTTATTCGTGTGAACTGTACTGGTGACATGGACTCATCCATGATCTTTGGTCAGTTGACAGCTAAGGATGGCTCAACTGTCTGGGTTGATGGTGCTGTCACAGAAGCTGTAAAGTACGGTGCTGTCTTTGCTTGGGACGAGTGGGATGTCACACCACCAGAGATCAGCATGGGTCTACAGTGGCTTCTAGAAGACAAAGGTAAGCTCTTTTTGAAGGAGATGCCTGGAAGTACCAACGACAAGATGGTGATCCCACACGAGCATTTCAGGCTTGTAGCCATAGGGAACACACAAGGTCAAGGCGACGATACGGGTTCACACGCAGGTACTAACGTTCAGAACAGTGCTACACTCGACCGCTTTGGAACTTGTGTCCATGTCAGCTACCTTCCTCCTGCTATCGAGGAAAAAATGCTGAGAAACAAGTACAGCATGACAGTCACTGACAAAGCAGCTAAAGAGCTTGTGAAGCTAGCTAACCTAGTTCGACAGGGTTACGAAGCTGGTCAGTTTAACTTGACTATTTCTCCTAGAACGTTGTTTAGCATGTGTAGAAAAATGCAAGCTAACTGTTCTTTGAAGAAAGCTTTTGAGGTTGTGTATCTCAACAAGCTAAACGACACTCAAAAGAAAGTAGCTAAAGAGTTGTTCACTAAGATCTACGGTACAACCTAAGAATCACAAAACCATAGTGCCTCCTTTGTTGGGGGCATTATATTTTGGGTTTATAAAAAATTATTCAGAGCAAATATTTATAAGAAATTATTCATGATAGATAAAAAGCTCATCTTAGCCAATGCTCCTAGTAACATGAATGAGCAGGTACACATCAACCACAAAGGTTGTTCCTCGGGAGAGGATACCAAACATAGGCTGTACATCAAACGTAGTGCTAAAGGTTTGGTAGCTTATTGTCATCACTGTACAGAGTCTGGTTTTGTTCATGATGACTCTAGCAGACTGTCTACTTGGTTTAAAGACAAACCTACAGTCGTTCCTAAAGATGGTGTAAAGCCTAAGCTTACAAGCTTGTCTTTAGAAGGTTCTGTTTGGTTGCATACCTACTATTGCAATGTAGATGACATCAACTTTAATGGTGTTCAAGGTGAACCTAAGAAAGTTGCTTTAACTCTTCATAACCCAGATATGGATGCTATAGGTTACCAAGTAAGAAACCTAGTTCCAGAAGCTACACCCAAATACCTAACCAATTACACCTATAGCGGTAACAGAGGTGATGCTAGTTGGTTCTACAACGGTTCTAAGACTCTTGTGATGACTGAAGATTACCTGAGTGCTTACAGGATCTTTCGTGACACAGGTCTCAGTAGTGTGGCACTGCTTAGAACAACAATTTCAGATAGAACGCTAAGACAGATACATGATCTTAACTTTACCAAAGTGTGTATCTGGCTTGATCCCGATGAAGCAGGTGTTGAAGGAGCAGCTAAAGCTTATAAAAAACTAACTTACTTTCTTCCTAATGAGGTTCTTTGCTTGTCTTTCAACAAAGATAAAGAACCTAAAGAATGTACCAAAGAAGAACTCAAGGTTATCCTACATGGATTATGACTTAATCTATCTTTGCTCTCAGAGCAAGGAGAGTTTGGCTAAGTACAGGAGGTACATCAAACCTCATGTAGTAGTCAAAGAAACCAACACCATCCTAGATGGTATGGATAAATACTACAAAGCCTTTCCAGGTCTAAGCAAGTTTGATTGGGAACCGTTCTCAGCTTACTTGATCTCTGATCAAAGCAAGAGGCTCACTGATGATTCTATTGTCAAGCTTCGCATGGCACTTACAAAGTCTAAGACTTTTGTACCTCACCATGCACATGAGGAAGTTATCAAGACCCTCATAGAGCTTGATTACCTAGCACAGATCATGGAAGAGTGTGAGAAGGTCAAGGAAGGATCTAGTGACCTTGAGCATGTTCATATCTTAGCTACTAACGCACTCAAAGATGTTGAAAGGTACATTGACAAAGACGATCTGTTTGTGCTTCCTGACCTATCTGCTATTTCTGATCGTATCAGTTCGTCTGGTTATGAATGGAGATTGGATCAGCTTAATAGGAGTCTTGGTCCTTTGCGGTCTGGTAACTTTGTTATTGTTGCTGCTAGGGTGGAAGTTGGTAAAACTACTTTCTTAGCTAGTGAAGTCAGCTACATAGCTGCACAGTTACCCAAGGGTCGCCCAGTTGTTTGGGTCAACAACGAAGAAGAATCTTCAGTAGTCTTCTTTCGCATAGTCCAAGCAACACTAGGCCAAGAGTCTAAGACCATCATTGCAGACTCAGCAGGGGCTATGAGTCGCTATGAGCATTACATGGGTGGTGACAAGAACAAGATCCGTGTTACTAAGGACACGAACCATGTAAGGGACTTAGAGACTTTGTTTAGGGAAGTTAATCCAGGGTTGATTGTGTTTGATCAACTTGACAAGGTTAATGGGTTCAAAGGGGAAGAACGTGAAGACATCATGCTCGGAAAGATCTACAAGTGGGCACGTGAGCTTGCTAGGACTTATGGTCCTGTCATTGCAGCTAGTCAGCTTAGTGCTTCGGTTGTGGATCTTAAAGATCCTCCGTTTATCGGGATGGATGCTCTCCGTGGAAGTAAGACGGATAAACCGGGTGAAGCTGATGTGGTCATTACACTGGGAAAGTATAAAGACCCTAAGAATCCTGAAGAAGAAATGATCAGAACTATCAACGTTCCTAAGAACAAACTACCAGGAGGTGGAACCAAACAAGTAGAGTCAGAGCGTCATGGTCAGTATCTTGTGACCATTGATCCCATCAGAGCACGTTTTGAGTAATCACACATAGAAAGAAGGCTGGAAAACCATGACCAAGCCGCTATTCGTAGCTATTGACGTTGAGACAACACTCAACGGCAATGAAGACGTAGGGTTAGCACACCCTATGCACCCAGATAACAGAGTTGTTTTGTTTGGAATGTCAAATCCATACACACCTCTGCGGGCTGTTGTTACCGTGTCAGACATGGATCTTGTTGAAGGCTATTTATACTTAGCAAAAGATGAATCTGTGTTTTGTGGTCACAACATATCTTTTGATTTGCTGTACTTGTATGGCACAAACCACAAGATTAAATACAAACTGCAACAACACACAATCTGGGATACGCAACTTGCTGAATACATCCTTACAGGGCAACGTAGCAAGTTCTCTAGTTTAGACGAGTTGTCTTTGAAGTACAGTCTTCCTATCAAGGATGACAAGATCAAAGCTTACTTTAAAGCTGGTTTAGGGTCTGACAAGATCCCCGCAGATGAACTTATACCTTACCTAGAACAGGATTTAAGAAACACACTGGCTATAGCAAACTTACAGTTTGACGAAGCTGTTAAGCAGAATCAATTGACTTTGATTCTTAGTCAGATGGAAGCTCTTCATGCAACAACGGAGATGATGTTTAACGGTCTACACATTGATAAAAATAAACTGGATGAGTACACAGTTGAAGTTGTCAATGAGTACGTTGATGTCAAGATTGCTCTAGAAGACTTGTCTCATGGGTATGTTGAAGACATCAACAGCCCTAAGCAATGGTCTCAGTTCTTCTTTGGTGGTGTAAAGAAAGTTAAAGTCAAAGAAGAAGTTGGTGTTTACAAGAATGGTAACACCAAGTACAAGCTCATGGACAAAGAGTTTGTCATCAAACCTTTTATCAGGTACACACCTGATCCTGACAAAGTGTCTGCAAAGACTGGTCAAGTGAGTGTTGATGACACAGTGCTTAATGACATGCTTAACCACACCTTTGATCCTAGGTGTCTAGCAGTCATCAAAGCGTTGTTAAAGTATCGTGAGCTATCCAAACAGCTATCAACCTACGTACAAGGGTTGAGCAAGCATGTAATCGGGAACTTCATTCACGGCAAGCTGAACCACACTGCAACAGTCACAGGAAGGTTGTCATCTACCAACCCTAATTTGCAGAACATTAGTAATAACCCTATCAAGAAAATCTTCACTTCAAGGTATGATCTAGTTGGTATTGGCAACGGACTGATCGTAGAGGTGGACTTTAACCAGCTAGAAGTTGTAGCTCTTGCCCATGTTACTAAGGACAAGCAACTCATAGAAGACATCTCTGGTGGAGCAGACATCCACAGTGCTCTCTACAAGGACATGTTCGGTAGGATGCCTACAAAAGAAGAGCGTAAGCCCTTCAAGTCTAGAACATTCCAACTTATCTACGGTGCAGGTGCTAGAGCTATCAGCAAACAAGCTGGTTGTAGCCTTGATGAGGCTAAGAAGTTCATTGATGTGTTCTACACACGTTATCCATCAGTAGCTAAATGGCACACAGACTTTGCTGCTCATGTAGAGAAGTGGGCTAGGTATGAAGAAGTTGATGGGATGAAAGAAAAGATGCGGACGTACACACATCTAACAGAGACTGGTCGTAAGTTCTCCTTTAAAGAGTACTACAACGAGAGTAGTTGGTCTGATAGGACGTACAACTTCTCTCCCACAGAATTAAAGAATTACCCCATACAGGGGTTAGCTACTGGAGACATTGTTCCTATGATGTTGGGGATCATCTTCAGGAAGTTTGTAGGCAGGGAGGATGTGAAGATGGTCAACACTATTCACGATTCCTTGATGTTTGATGTGCGGGTGGAATCATCCGTTAACTTTATATTGGAGATCACAGACATACTTAAAGAAACACACAAGTACTTTGAAGAGATGTTTAAAACGCCTCTAGCTCTGAAGCTCAATGCAGGAGCTAGTTTTGGCACCAATTGGTTTGAAATGGAAGAAATGTAATATATGACTATGCAAACAGGTATTGTTGAACAAGTATCCACCAAAGAAGTCAACACTAAGTTTGGTCCTAAGCCAACTTACTCGATGAAGATTGCTGGTACTTGGATCAAGTGTGGCTTCAAAGATCCTGGTGTTCAACCTGGGTATGACGTTGAGTTTGATGGTGTCAGTGGTACTTATGGTGTTGAGACTAAAGCAGTCAAAATCCTTAGCCGTAGCGCAACAACGGTAACAGTTACTAGTAGCGCGACAGCGCCACAAGCAGCAGCCGCTCCCAAAGCGGCCTACAGCAGTGGTTACAAAGACAAGGTCTTTCCTATCCCAGCTTTGCACGGTGATCGTGCAATCGTTCGTCAGAACGCACTAGCTAGGGCAACAGACCTTTACATTGCTGCAAGGGGTCAGAAACCCTTTGAGTTGGAAGTTACAACGTTGGACTTGGTTATTGCTTTTGCTCGTAAGTTTGAAGCTTACACAGCAGGTGACCTTGACATGGCAGAAGCTATGAAAGAAAACCTGGAAGTAGTACCACCAGAAACAGCAGCATAAGGTTTTGGGAATCGTTAAGCCAGCATTCGAGGATGGTGATGTGTTAAGTTTTCTGTCTTTCCTTAACATGTTATTTAAGCCCAAATCGAGATTCCCCTTTTTATAGTGAACTATAGAGGATTGGTATGAAAGCATTAGTAGATGGTGACATTGTGGTTTATAGAGCCGCAGCATCAGCAGAAGAAGATGAAGTTTGGATAGCTTGTGCTAGAGCCGATCAGATGATGCAAGACATCATTGCAGACACAGGAAGCACGGAATACAGCGTGTACCTGACAGGTAAGGGTAACTTCCGTAGGGAGCTTACAGAAACTTACAAGGCTAACCGTCCTGACAACCGTCCTAAGCATTGGGCAGCAGTTAGGGACTATTTGGTGATGCAACACAAAGCTGTTGTGTGTGATGGCTTTGAAGCAGATGACCAGCTAGGTGTCGATCAAGACAAGACACATGGAACAACAGTCATCTGTAGCATCGACAAAGATCTACTCCAGATCCCAGGTAAACACTACAACTTCGTTAAGAAGATACACCAGGAAGTCACACATGACCAAGGTCTTAAAGCTCTTTTTATACAAAGTCTGGTTGGAGATCGCAGCGACAATATCAGCGGCATCGGAGGTATTGGACCTGTTAAGGCGGAAAAAGTGTTGGGAGGACTACTTCCCGAAGAATACTACGAAGCCTGTAGAAGCCTCTACAACGACGACGAAAGATTCCACCTCAACATGAAGCTACTCTACATCTGGCAGAAGCCTAACGACATGTGGATGCCCCCTAATGCCACGGCCTAAGAAACATCTACAAGCAGGCTATAGAAGTGGTTTGGAAGTTAGATTCCAGACTGCTTGTGAAGCTAGGGGTTGGAATCTTGGTTATGAACAAGACAAGATCAAGTACCTAATCCCTGAAAGCAAACACAGCTACACACCAGACTTCACTGTTACTAAGAACTACTACATAGAGACCAAGGGTCTTTGGGTAGCAGCAGACAGGAAGAAAGCTCTACTCATCAAGGAACAACACCCGGACATAACAATCCTCTA